GTGGCGTAGAAGCATGGGCATGTGTTGTTGCAGCGTTCGGCGATAAAGAGCAATACAGCTTCAGTGAATCTAAATTCGGTCACACCTGGGCTGCTGACTCAGTCGAAACACCGGAGTTTACGCAAGTCTCGCCAATCACGATCGACAAAGCTAAGCAACTCATTCGAGAAAGCATTCTGTTTGGAGTGAATGAGTGGTTGATGTCACTCCAGTTTGAAGATGACGCGGCTCGAGCAGATGTATCTGAACGTTTTCGCACTGTCGCGCTCGAGGCATCCGGCGAATATGGCATGAGCAGCGCTGACTTCATTGCCGTTGTGGGAAGCCTTGATGTTTCAAGCTGGTGCAACATCCGCCAGATCCGCGCTCACATACGTGAGAAGGCGAAACCAGTAGCAGAGCAACAACCGAAATCTCGTATCTGGCCACTGGAGGTTGGTTTGATGTTCGATCAGGTGGCAGGTGCTGACACTCTAGACATAAAACAGCAGCACAAACTGAAAGCAAACATAAATCAGTTGTGGCTCGAGCGTATGCCAACTAGCGAGATCATAACTGTTGCTGGTGAACTGGTCAGCAGCATGCAGGAGGTGGAATGAGGGCGCTGCTAACCCCTGAAATTGTACCGCGCCTCGGCGTGGTACTGCTCAAACCCGGCAAAGAGCTTATGAGTCTGTTCTCTGCCGGACGTGTGCTGGTGGAGTTAGCACCTCCGGGTATGGCTCGGCTGGCGACCGGACGAGTTCCTGATGCACGCCAGCCGCTGGCAGAAGACAGTACACTTTACAGCTTCTTCACCGATGAACGAGTGATCCGCGCTGCTGGTGGATTAACGGGGCTGGAATACTGGCTGGAACGTAATGCGCGGAAGTGCCAGTACCCCCATTCTGACTACCATCATCACGAACTTGTGACGATGCGGCACACACCCGGCTCATTAATGCTCTGCTGGCATTGCGAAAACCAGCTCCGTGAGCAATTCACTGAATCGCTGGCAGAGCTGGCGCGTCGAAACGTCATCAGCTGGATTATCGATACCGCACTGTCTGCCATGCGGTTTAATAGTGATCGTGAACTATCGCTTGCAGAGCTTTGCTGGTGGGCTGTTTACGCTGGTGTGGCCGATGCAATTTCAGAGGAAATGGCTGCTCAGGCGCTGATGCTGCCAGTTGAGCCGATCCCCACGGTATTCAAAGAGAGTGACATTGTTCCCACAGTGCCAGCCACCAGGATTCTCCAGCAGAAAGCCAGTAAGGTCGAAACAGTCCCGGAACAGCCGCAGATGCTGGCATTGCGCGCGGAACCGGAATCACCTGAATCATTCATGCTTAGGCCGAAGCGCCGCCGGTGGGAAAACAAAATTTATACCCGGTGGGTGAAAACTCAATCTTGCGAATGCTGTCGCCGACCAGCTGACGATCCGCACCATATCATCGGGCACGGTATGGGTGGCACAGCCACAAAAGCCCACGATCTCTTCGTGATCCCTCTGTGCAGAGAGTGTCACGACGAACTCCATGCCGATCTAGCCGCATTTGAACAGAAGCACGGAACTCAGCTTGAGCTGGTATTTCGTTTTCTGGATCGGGTGATGGGCATCGGCGTAATAGTTAAAGCGTAAGTGTATGGAGCGCTAAGAAGCATGAACCAAAAAGACCTGAACTACGTTAGAAATGAACTTCGCTGGGCGTTGCGGGACCTTTCCGGAGGGACAAAAGGGCAACTTGAAGCTTTGAGTGAACATCCACCAGCGGATAAAATGACGGTACCGCGACTTTGCGCCAATCTCGTCGAACTTGAAGGGGAGCATGGGAGCCGCTACGTGAAGTCGCAAACCGCACCTCTGTACGTGATAGAAACCCGCAGCCGCCGGAGGCCAATGCCGCCGATTAATGATAATGAGTTTTCATCCGCGCCGTGGAGACGTGCGGTTAACGCCCTGAATGATTATCAACAGTCCTGGATGCGTTACTGCTATGGTTTTGACTTGAGTTATAAGCACCAGGTGATGATGTGTAAATACGTTTGGGAAAGCTATCAGGAATGCCTTCTTGATAGTCGATTACAGTCTCGTGTGGTGAAAAAGCTGATTAGCTTAGTATGGCTAGCAGGGCAGGAAGTGGCGGCGGCCCTGAGTAATGAAACTTATAAAGACTATGCTGGTGCCGCGCTGGCGCGATTGTTGAGTGTAGATCGTTCAACATGGATGCGGGTCTACGCTATTCACTGGGCCAATTTTAAAGCTGCATTTAGTGAGCTTGACCGCGTTGCCCTGCTTAAGCTACTGAAAAACTTTGATGAGCATGCTCATTCACAAAAATTGAAATTTGAATAATTTCACCCCATGTTTAATCTAAAGGTTCATTAGAATGGTAGTAGCTTCGTACGAGAGTTTCTCAACAGTACAGATCAGAACTTAGTAGTAATGACATTGATAGTTTTAAACTATCAATTATGTGCTATAGTTAAGTCAACAAGAGTTAAAAGTCCCAAAATTGTATGTTGTATACGTTGGAACCCCGTGATAAGTTACGCCAACTGAGCTTTTCAATGGCATTATCCGGTTAATCATTTAAGCGGTATGAGTTCTAGCTAAGAGGCTGATGAGAGGTAATTATGACTAAATTTGTTATGATTCGGAACGAAGAGAACTGGGGTTTTTAATATCCTAACCCTTTCTTTTTAGCTAAAATGGAGACCTTTAAGGTCTCCATTTTTGTTGGTGCTATGGATAAAATCACCGGTTTAATTGTTACAAACCCTCCATTATGTGAGCTCTCTGCTGTGGATCGTCTTGTCACCGCTCTCGAGAAAATGATTACTGCATTTGGTGAAAGCCCTACCTTTTACCCCGCAGCCTTTGGTGTCTTTGTAGCTGTTTATAGCATCCTCACGCAAAGGAAGACATCTAGAGAAAAAAACTCGCTGGACTTTGAGATATCTTACAAACGTAGTGATAATGTTAACGAAGCTTTTACAAAGCTTCGTCCAATCGTACAAAAAAAATTCGAAACACCACTTGCACACTGGGGCAAGTTAGAAAATGCGGGAACTGATGAAGCGAAGGCTCTAAGAACCATCTTTAATGAGTGGGAACGATGTGCTAACGCTGTGCGCAATAACATTTACGATAACGATTACTTATACAAAGTCTATGGATCTACCGTGTTAAACTTGGACGAAACTTTTGGCGAGTATATCGCTGAATGTTGGCTTTGGAATGATCGTGTTTACAGGAACTTCAAATGGTTGGCATTAAGATGGAAAATCAAAAGGTGTAAAGAAGATTTAAAACCCACTTCAAGAGAGCATGTTAAAACAATAAAGGATGTTGAAAAATTGCTCAAGAAGTTGGAGTCGACACTTTAAAAAATATTAATTAACATACAGTGCCTTATTTTTCGTTGGATGGAACTCGAAAGAAAAAATTCTTGAGTACCAATGTCTAACTAACTTGCAAAATGCAACAAATTAAGCGATATTTAACGCTAATTTGATATGTTGCCGAAATTGTACAGACCCGCCTTTGAGCGGGTTTTTTTATGTCATGTTTTCCCCTTTGGGGAGAGTGCCTGAGTATTAATCCTGAAATTACAAGTGCCTCCATTAACAGGAGGATTCTGCTGTGGAAATGGGCGGCTGGAGAGTGTTGTAGCACTCAACCAGCCATTCGCTCATGTACGAAGGTCACAAGCGAATCAAGGCCCACCGCTTTAGCGCTAAAGCACAGTGAGCCTACCAGAGACCCGCTTACTGATCTATGAAAAATACTGTAAAAATAAACAGTGTTGAGTTGTTCAACGCTGATTGTCTGCACGTTCTTTCCCAAACGCCCGATGACTCAATCGACCTAATCTGCACTGATCCGCCTTATTTCAAAGTCAAACCTGAAAATTGGGATAACCAATGGCGAGGCGATGCGGATTATCTGACATGGCTAGATAAGTGTTTGGCTGAGTTCTGGCGAGTATTGAAACCAAACGGCAGCATTTACTTGTTCAGCGGTCATCGCCTGGCAGCCGACATTGAGCTGCTGATGCGTAACCGCTTCAACATCTTGAACCACATCATCTGGGCAAAACCCTCTGGACGGTGGAATGGGTGCAATAAAGAAAGCCTGCGCGCTTACTTTCCGGCGACCGAGCGCATTTTCTTTGCTGAGCATTATCCCGGACCGTATAAGCCTGATTATTATGCTGATCAGTGCAGCAGCACAAAACAGAATGTCCTGAAACCGCTGATGGAATACTTTCGTAATGCCCGCGCAGACCTCGGTGTCACTTCGAAGCAAATTGCCGAAGCGACTGGTAAGAAGAATATGGCTTCTCACTGGTTTGGTGCTAGTCAGTGGCAACTGCCGAACGAGGCTGATTACCTTAAGCTTCAAACTCTTTTCACTCAGATAGCCATTGAGAAACACCTTGCCTCTGAACTCGAGGCACCGCATCACCAACTGGTGGCTACGTGGCATTCGTTAAACCTGAAATACCTTGATCTGCTGGAAGAGTACAAATCTCTTCGCAGGCATTTCTCTGTGACAGCAGCCGTGCCCTTTACAGACGTCTGGACTCATAAACCCGTCCAGTTCTATCCAGGCAAACACCCGTGCGAAAAGCCCGCTGAAATGTTGCGGCAGATCATCGACGCCAGCAGCAGGCCCGGCGATGTGGTTGCCGATTTCTTTATGGGCTCGGGATCAACGGTTAAAGCAGCGATTGAACTGGGCCGCCACGCTATTGGCGTAGAACTGGAAGAGGAACGATTCAACCAGACGGTAATCGAGGTTAGGCAGCTGGCAGGGGAATAAAAGTTAGGGTCGCTGATGCGGCCCTTTTTATTACCTCAACAGGACACCCGCAACGTAGCGAGGTGAGAGCATGTATCGAATGGAAAAAATCACAACGGGTATTGCATACGGAGCATCTGGAGGGGGGACCGGATACTGGCTGCTTCAGCTACTCGATAAAGTATCCCCATCACAATGGGCAGCCATTGGTGTGCTTGGTAGCCTCATGTTTGGTTTGTTGACGTGGTTGACGAATCTGTACTTCCAAATCAAGGCGGATCGCCGCAAAGCTGCGCGAGGTGAATGATGTCGAATAAGTCAAAGCTCAGCGCAGCAGTCCTGGCGCTGATCGCGTCAGGTGCATCTGCGCCACTCATTTTCGACCAGTTCATTAGCGAGAAAGAAGGTAATGCGCTGGTGGCCGTTGTTGATCCGGGAGGTGTCTGGTCCTTATGTCACGGCGTGACCGTCATCGATGGCAGGCGTGTTGTAAAAGGCATGACTGCTACCGAGGAACAATGCCGCAAGGTTAACGCTATTGAACGCGATAAGGCATTAGCATGGGTTGATCGCAATATCAAAGTGCCTCTGACAGAGCCGCAGAAAGTAGGTGTCGCATCCTTCTGCCCGTACAACATTGGCCCCGGTAAATGTTTCCCTTCGACCTTCTATAAGCGGATCAATGCAGGTGATCGTAAAGGGGCATGCAATGCAATCCGCTGGTGGATTAAGGATGGTGGACGTGATTGCCGCCTGACAAAAGGCCAGAAGAACGGCTGTTATGGGCAGGTCGAGCGACGCGATCAGGAAAGTGCGCTGGGGTGCTGGGGGCTGGACCAATGAAAATTAATCCGGATCTTATCGGCGTTGTCGCTATTGCTGGTCTGTCAATAGCGCTCGTAAAGAGTTGCTCAGACGCCAGCAGCATTCAAAGTGATAACGACGTTCTGCGAAGTGATAACTCCTTGCAGGCGCAGGTTATCGCCATACAGTCATTCAACTTCAATCGGTACAATCAGGTTGCAGAATATGCCAACAGGCTTAACTCCCTGATAGATACCAGTACCGAAGAAACCGTAATCGAATACCGGGAGATTCTCCACCGTGAAAAAACCTGTAATCTGCCTGTTCCTGCTGATATTGCTGGTGGGCTGCTCGAATACACGTACCGTTTACGTTCCAGCGCCATGCACACCGATACCTACAAACCTGACGCAGCCGATGATCGTGCCGCTGCCCCCAATGCAATGACTTATTGCCAGGCTGTGCTTTGGATAAAGCCTCTACTGGGTGTCATCGAGAAAGGTAACAATAATTTCGCGGGCATACGTCAGATTGAGCAAGTACGTAAATGACACTTGCCACACCGATGGTTATCCGGAACCTAATCCGTTAGGGACCGCAAGGCATTCTTAACACTCGAGTTTGGAAGATGATATCCTAGCCCTTCGAATAGGAGGGTATATGGAATGGTTTACCGCAAATGCTTCAGCAATAATTGCAGCCGCATCAGCTTTACTTGCGGCCATCATCGCTGGAGTAACAACAGTATTAAGTATCCTGTTTACCAATAAATCTAATAAGGCATTAAGACAAGAACAATTCGATTTTGATAAATGGAAAGCGAACCGGGACTTCTTTCTTGCTAAAGGAGAGGAGTTGTTTACATTATTTAATAAATGGCATGAGCTTGTTGTTCAGCTTCATACAACCCAGACATTCCAATTGTTAAAGGTTAAATCTTCGCAAGATATGCAGAATGAGTTGAAGAACTTTCCGTTGAAAGAAATCGCTCCAAAAGTCGGTGCCATTAACTCCATGTTTTTTCCAGATTTAGTAGAGGATTTTAATACTCTGCAATCACTAAGTGGTGAAATGAATGTTGCATACGCCCAATCACTTACTGGTGATATTACGACAAGTAACGGGGTTATTACTATTAATAAGAATATAGAAATACTGCGTGTTAAAGCTGAGGCCTATCGTTCTAAAGTGGCAGAGAATGTAAGGCATCATTTGTAATTCATTTGAAACCTATAAAGAAAGCTACTTGATCTTTGAAGTGGCTTTTTTTATATGCGGCGAAGAAAACGTCCGATACATTCCAACGCACACTTCCGCCCTGAGTAAACACGCGTTTTCGATGGGTCCTCCCGGCGGTGTCGCCTACCACGGGGCGGCGCGCTCGCGGGAATCGGCTAGTTTTTCGGATCCATGGCCATCATCATCATGAGGGTAGGTCTTTGTTTTATATAGGGGCCATTTTTCTAAGATGTCGAATCGTTTAAAAAGTGTTCACCATCATGGATCAGGAAATCGCATCTCTCAAACTGAATATAAACCAACTGGCTGCCATCACCGACGTA